CAATAATATTAGCAATATCAACAAGAATACTGAAGTCTTTTATTTTAACTTCTTTATTAGTTTCTGAATTTTTAGTTCCACTTTGTTTTGGAAGTTTTGATTTAGGTGTTGATTTTGCCATATTAGGATCTTCGTTTCTTCATTAATTCTACTTTTTCTCTTGTGCTTTTAATGTATAAATTAATGTAAATTTGGCGTTCCCACGGAATCATATTTTCTAATTCTGCCAATGTATATATTTGACTTTCGACTAAACAATAATTATTGCGATACATTGCCTGTAGTGATTCCACCGACAGGCTTAGATAAAAAAATCAGTAAAATCTCTAACTTCTACAGGGAACGATTTACCTGTAGTTGGATTCGTGAACTGTCCCTGATATTCAATTTTGGGAAAATCGTTTACGCAATCGGATAATAAATCAAATTCTTTTTTGGGTAAAGAATCAATGAAATCTTTAATTTCTTGTTTTTCCAATTCTTTACAATCTACAATAGAATCTTTGAAATAAACTTTGTTTATACAAATTGAAAGAATATTCAATAAAAAATCTATTCTATCTTTTCTTTGCAATCTACTATCAACTAAAGATGCACTGATTTCAGTGAAATCTTCATAATTAGGATATTTCATTTCTACTGCAAGATTTTCATTTAAAACAATTTTATTTTTTAAATTGAAACTAGTAACATTAATATTTTCTAAATTTAATTCTGTTTCAAATTTTTGAGTTGTTTCTGGATCGGTTACTAGAATTTCGATTACTTCACCCATAGACTTTGCTCTTATTTTTAAGAACAAATATTCTACATCGAAATAACACATCTTATTTACATCAATGTTGGGTGTGACTATACAATTTTGAACAACCGTTTTGATGCAATCGTAAACTTCTTTTGCATTCTTTGATTCTTTGGCAATAAGTAAAGTTTTTTCTTCTTTTACCAGAAAAGGACGAATTTTTATATTTTGTTTATTTGATGGCAAAACAATAGTGTAATTTGGAACACTAATAAATTCTTTCAACGACATAATTTACCTCATTAATAATTTTAAGAATATGCACTATCACTGTCAATTCCTGTAGGGAATCCGCTAAACAGTTGTTGGAATGGTTTGTCTATAGAACTATTACTAGATCTAACTGAAGATATTTGAGTTTCCATTGTTAAGAATGAAAAGGTTACTCCCTGTTTCATATTTTCATTTGTAGAACCCCAATTGTATTGTAATTCTTGAATTGTTATTGGAAAACAATTTCGGAATATAAATTCTTGAGGAACTTGATTTTTTGTGTCCATAGGACGAACAATAATAGTTCCCAAATATTCATTATAATATGAAAAACCAACACCGTTACGATAGATTCTATCTTGCCATGCAATTAACATGTTTCTTTCACGATAATCAGAAGATAACTTAAAAGTCATATTTAATTGATTATTATAAGAAAATGCATTGGGAATAGGAATAGGAATCAAACCATTTACTTTATAATCTACCGTTCCTACATTTTGGGATGGAATATCAACCGATTCGCAAACAAAAGTCAAATGTCTGGCGAGAGTAGGTGAAGATAGTGCAGCAGATGGTGGTCGCTCTGGAGTACCCAACGATGGTGGAGTGATAAACACTTCAAATCTATTGGGTCTTACGATACCAGTTGAAAATACATTTGAGTAAAATTGATCTAGTTTGCTTGGCATTATAGATTAAGTGTCTTTTCTGTTAGAATTTTAAATTCCCACTGTTGTTTGTCTGCAAATTTTTTAGCTGCTTCCCACTTTTTATTATTTATCACCCATTGAGACATCTCTTGTAGATAAGTTTTATCACTTTTTTTCTTTTTTTCTGGTTCTTTACATTGTTTCTCTGGTTTGATTTCAACCAAATATGTTTTTATTGTGTTTGACTTATCTTTTACTTTAATTATAAAGTCTGGAAAATACTGATGATATTCGTTGTCTATCGGGGAAAAATAAGGTATAGCAATTTCCTCACTGGCCCATTTTAACACATTTGGGTTTTCATCACAAAATACCATAAACTTACGCTCCCACAATGATCTATAAATAATCTTAGAAGGATCACCAGCGTACTTGTTTGGATTTTTGGGTTTATATTTACCTTTGTAAGATGTACCCATATAAATAAAATAAAACCTCAACAAATATTTAGCACCAATGGGCATAAATTTACCATCAATAATTCAAGCATTCTCTTCGGGAAGCATACCAACCCAGAACATTCAAAAGGGACCTGGTGGAGTACAACAAGTTCCTCCAACTCAATGGAATCCCCGTTTTGATTTGGAGCAACCACCCGCACAAATTCCAGACGCTTCTGCTATTTTTGATTATGTTGAAGATCAAGATATTAATTATTCTAGAAATTCTGCTCAGGGTGAAGAAAACAGCGCATTCAATGTTCAATTTAACGGAGAATTGGACGGAATAATAGAAAGAAATAAAAAAGCACTGGGATTAACTGGTGGTGCTAATGGTTTCTATGAAGTTAATTTCATTCGTCCTGCGTCTGGTGAAAATTTCCAAGAAAAAGACGAACCAGATGGATTCCGACTTTATTTAATATGTCCACCAAAACCAGGCGTTGCTGTAGCATTAGCAGCAGCAGGAGATGCGGTTGGTGCTGCTGGAGATAAAGCAAAAGAATTTGCTGATGGTCTTGGGGATAAAGCAAGAGAAAACAAAGAAGGTATAGATTTTATAGCAGGAAATGGATCCGCAGAAAAAGCAGCAGCGTATTCGGAAGAAACAGGAGCAAAGGCACAACAAGTTGCTCAGTCTATTAAAGAATTCATGAACCAAGCGGGAGCGGATTTCGATAAAAAATTTGATGAATATGTTAAAAATGCTTATAATGGAGATGCAACTCAGGGTAATGCCTTTTATTCTATAGTTCTTCCGATGCCAAAAGAACTAACAGATATGCATCAACATCAAACGGACAACTTGATGTTGGGATTACTTCCTAGAGCGGCAAGTATGATCGGTGTTGGGTTTGAAACTTTTTCTTCTGGACTATCAAAAAAATACGAATCAAGAAAAGCAAGACAAGGTGGAATACTTTCTGGGTTGTCTGAAATTGGTGGAGCAGCAGTAGGAACCGTAGTCGGCGGTCTTCAAGAGGTTGGTGCATATGCATATGATAATGCAAGAGCAAGAGTAGGATTTGGATTAAATCCAAATGTCGAAACCGTATATGCTGCACCCACACCAAGACAATTTCAATTTACATTTGAATTGTATATAAAATCAGAAAAAGAAGCAGAAGATGCAAAAGATTTTATTCAACGATTGAAGCAACATTCATATCCCCTCTCCGTCCTATCTGTTGGTGGTCAAAGTCAATTGTACCTCTATCCAGGCGAAGTTTACTTTGAATTTTCTGGCAGATACCGCAACAATTTGTTTAGAAGTTTAAGACCTTGCTTATTGACAAATATTCAAATTCAATACTCAAATGGAGATCAATATCAACATTTTGAGGATGGTAGTTCTATAGTTTATGTCGTTTCAATCACTCTTCTGGAGAACAGACTTCTTGATAGAAATATCTTGGTGGATGATCAGGATCCAAATAAGATGGGTTCCAGTAGATTCTCTGATTCTAAATTTAGAGATGATGTAAGATATCGGGATACACTACTGGGCAAGAATATAACAAACTTTATTACAGATCCAGAAAAAGAATTTAATAATTTATTTAACAATGCACCACCCCGCAATCGTACTGGTAATGTACGAACAGGACCTTAATAATGTTAACATCATTTATTCCATTTTCCGTAACAATAAGCGATGGTAAGATTATTCCAATACGAGATATATTTTTATTTCGTAATTTTATGAATAGTTTATTTTTGGATAATCAATATAGATTACCATATTCTATTAAGAGCGGAGATACACCAACCTCAATATCTTATTACTTGTATGGATCCGAAAGATACGAATGGATAATTTATTGCATGAACAATATAGTAAATCCATACTTTGATTGGCCATTATCTGAAAATGATTTTTATGATATGATTGAAAGTAAATATTTAAATAAAAAATGTTTATTTTTGCAAATGGATTCGTTTACCAATAATTTTACTAAAAATGAAATTATTTCATATCAAACAAAAACTGCCGTGGTAGATTCTTGGGATAGAACTCTGTGCAAACTTACCATAAAAGATGTTCGGGGGGAATTCGAAGAGGGAGATGAAATTGTAAGTTCAAGTTCTTCTGCAATTGTTGCAAGAGTGGTGGATAAAGCAGAAGATGCCCTTCATCATTTTGAAACAATCAAGGGTGTACAACTGGATCCATATGCTGGATATCTACAAGGATACTTGAGCGGATCTTCAGATTTGTATGCAATAACAAATAAACAATATGAAGAAAAAGTAAACGATGGCAAACGCTCAATATATGTTTTAAGACCAGAATATGTGCGATCAGCAGAAAATTATTTAATAAAGAATTTAAACAAATTATCATCATTCGATTCCGAGAACATATTTAGATGAATACACTTGATTGGATTGGTTCAATATTTTTAACTAACGATAAAGTCAGTATAGACATATCGGAAGCGGTAATCAAAATAGAATTAACTGAAGATTTATTTTCCCCCTACCCATTGGGGTATATGTTAATTCAAGATATGCCCAGTAATAACCTAATATCCAAAATGGGAGTAGATGGTTTGGTGGGTAAGGGAGAGGAAATAAGATTAGCCTTTGCTACCAAAATCGGAGAATACTTTCAAGAATTGGCTGGATTTTTTGTCTATAAGGTAGAACCGTTTGCTCCAGATGAGCCAAATACGATTAAACCCAGACAAAAAATGAATTATAAATTATACTTTTCTTCACAAGTATTTTTTATAAATGAATTGATTCGTATCAATCGTTACTATGAAGGAAAGTTTTCCGATATAGTAAAACAATTAGTAGAAAAACAACTTCAAGCAAAACTTGAAACACTTGAAGAAACTAATAAAAAACAATCTATATTCTTTCCAAGATTAACTCCTGTTGAATGTATCAACATGTGTGCGTCTAGAAGTATTTCGAAAGAAAATAGTTTTGATGCTAATTATGTTTTTTATGGAGACTTAGATCACAAGTATCACTATGTTAGTTTAGGAAAACTAATGCGTTCAAAACCAGTGATTGGTACTTTTGATTTTGATGGAATAAAAATAGAAACTTCATTTGGTATTAACTACATGAGCAATGGTAATATCAATAGAGGACCTACAAAATATAATGCACTTAGATATCAAATAAAACCATTCTCTCCTATTAGAAATATGGTTCAAGGAATGTATTCTTCTTCATTGATGGAATATGACATAGTTAAAAGAAAATATAAAAAGTATACTTTCAATTATGATGAAGAATTTAAAAAATCTAGACACTTAGTTGATACTCCAATAACATCCAAAGGTGCAGATTTTATCAGTTTATCATACATCAATCCAGATGCATTCCCAGTGTATTACACCAGTTCTCATTGGTTAAATGATGAAAATGAAATATCAGCATTGTCTGGTAATTCTACGAATTCTGGTAAAGAATATATTTTGCGTAGAAAATCTCAAATGCAACAGATAAATCAGATGGGATTAGAAATCGAATTGCCAGGAAATCCAATAATTAAAATTGGACAAACAGTATATTTCGGAAGACCTCAAACTGATTTTTCTGGAACAAAGAATGAAACATGGATGAGAAATCCTTTTGTTACTGGTAAGTTTTTAATTACAAGAAAAACAACAATCTTGGAAAACAGTACATCTAATAACACAAGAGGATTCAATTTAAAAACAGTATTGTCATTGCGAAAAGACTCTGATGTTGGCACGATGACAATAGGTTCTGAGGATGAACAATAATGTATACAGGTAAAGATGCATTTACATTTTGGTTTGGTGTGATTGAAGACAGAATGGATCCTTTAGAGTTGGGTCGCTGTCGCGTTCGTGTTCTGGGTTTTCATCCAGAAAATCGTAAAGACTTTCCTACAGAAAAATTACCGTGGGCATCTACAGTACAACCAACTAATTCCGCATCTATCAGCGGAAAAGGAAACACCCCAGTTGGATTGGTTGAAGGTTCATGGGTAGTTGGTTTCTTTGTAGATGGAGCAGCGGCTCAGGTTCCTATCATAATTGGTAGCATTTATGGTATGAATGAAACCCAAGAGGATGGAGAAAATTACGGAGATGGGTTTAAGGATGTCAGAGAAGAAGACGATTTAAAAATATTTCCAGTAGATGATTACGATAGTCAAGAATATCCCGATGGCAAAGTATCGAATGGTGATTCGCATGGCGCTCAACTTACAAATAAATCATCATCTAAGTCTTATCCCAGAGCAAAATATTCACCAGAATCCTCAAAAAGAGAACGAGGTACACCAGATCTAAATATCCTTGCTATAGGCGATAAAGAACGATTAGATCAAACAATTGTTGGTTTAAAACGAAAAATATTATCTGCAAACGGTTTAAGAGATGTTGCAATTGATGTCGCCAATTGTGATACCCCGATCTTCGATTGTGGAGTAACAAATCAAAGCGGGATCAATAAAGGAACCAACAAAGGATTGGGTGTGGGATCGAATACTCAACAATCGTCTTCTGTTCCATCTAGAAAAAACAAATCAAAGCAGTTTGTAGATAAACCTACTAATAATAATGCGATTCGTGTAGATTCTTCGAAAACAATGGAGTCATAATGGCGGGTTCACAAGCAAACACAGGACAATGGTTCGAACCAGAAACACCTTTTGCTACTGTAAAAGGAAAACAAATATCACCTAGAGATAACGAATCTAAGAGTACGGTTTATCCCTTCAATAAAGTAACTGAAACCGAATCTGGACATATTGTTGAATTTGATGATACTCCAGGCTCTGAAAGAATTCAAATCTTTCATCGTAGCGGAACTTTTGATGAAATACACCCAAACGGTGACAAAGTAGAAAAGATAGTAAGAGATCAATATGTTTCTGTTTTAAGAGATAGCAATGTTCACATTGACGGATTTTCCAATGTTACTGTAGACAAAGGATTAAAAGTTTATGTAAACCGAGATAACTTGACTAATAGCGAAACTTCATGCGTAAATTTCGATGTGCATGTTGGACAAAACGCAAATGTTAATTTGTTCATGGAAAGGGGTAATTGTAATGTTCGTTTAAATGACGGCGACATCAATGTGGAAATGATGAAAGGTGATGTAAACTTTCGTCAAAACAAAGGTAATTTTAATCACTTTGTAAATGGAGATTACAATTTAGAATGTACTGGTCATATGCACACAGTAATTGGTCAGGATCAGGTAACAGAAATCGGTGGTTCTAGGGACACTAGAGTAGATGGTGCGTTTGATAATTTACAAGTAACATCTGGTTATAAGGAAACACAAGTAAAGGGTGATCATCGCCTTGAAGTGATGGGTAGTGTTTATGATTTATTTCACAAAACACATGAAACAAAAATATTATTGAACAGAATTGTTGAGATTGTCGGAAGCAACGATGAAGTAATTGGTACTACAGATACACTAAATGTAGGTGCTGCCCAGAATCAAACAATCGGCGGTTCTCGTTCGGTAACTACAGGTGGTTCCGTTAGTGTATTAACTGGTGGATCAACTAGAGAAACTACTGGTGGAACATTAGATATTTTAGCAGGAGCAAATGCGACCATTAGTTCTTCTTCTATGAATTTAAATGGTGGCAGTTCCATACTAGGAACCGCTGCTACGATTCATTTAAATGGACCTGTTGCAAAAACTGCAACATCTGCGTCTTCTGCTTCTCCTTCAACAAAGCGTCCAATGTATGTTCCAGGCGCTGGAGGTAGTTGGAGAAAAACAGAATCCACCCACCCTAGAAGTCCACTTGCACAATTACAAAATGCCAGTGTAGATTTAAATCAACAATTACAGGCAGTAAATGCTTTATCCGAAGCAAATTTTGGTGCAGCACAACAAATAAATCAATTAAGTTCAAATGTAAATAGTTTGAATCAAACATTAGGTGGTCCAATTGATTCATTAGGACCTGCGGTAACTCAAAATGTCAGTGGTTCTTTAAATTTAGCACAGAGTGCAACGCAATCGGTCAGTAGTGTCGCATCTGGTGCTGCTGGTGTCGCGTCTGGAGCAGCAGGAACCGCAACGGGTGCAGTTTCATCTGTAAATGCGGCAACTAGTGGATTGGGAAGCGGAATCGCGGGCGGAGCAGCGGGAGTAGCTGGTGGTTCGTTGGTATCTTCTACTTCTACGATATCTAATGGTGCTTCTTCGTTGGGCGGTTTAGGTTCGGTATTTACGGGTATTGGATCTGTTTTGGGTGATATCGTAGATGCAATAGTCGAAGTGGGGTGTGCAATTGGAGAATTTATTAACAAACTAATCAATGCAGTTGTTAAACCAATTTTAGATACAATTAATTCTGTTTTTGGAAAAATAGCAGAAATATTGGGACAAATTACTAAAGTAATTGGCGATGTTTTATCAAAAATTGGAGAAATAATTGGTGGAATCTTGGGCGCAATAAATGATATTATTGGAAAAATAATAGATGCTGCTGGTAGATTTATCGGTGGTATTGCATCTGCAATCAATGGTTTGCTTTCCAACCTGTTTGATGGATTCAAGGATATCGGTTGCGGTGATGGTATCTTATCGGGTAATCCTCCAGATTTGGGTACATCTGCAATTCCTACAAATATTTCTGGCGGTACTCCATGAGAAGAGCAATTCGTAAAGGTGTAGATAAATCCACTGGTCATTGCTATACCCCCAGAGTATGTGCTACTGGAAGTAGCGATGTTTTTATAAATTCTATTTCTGCAACAAAGGTTGGAGATTATTATCCAACACATTGCTGTAGCGGATCGTGTCACGATGGACTTGCAACCAGTACTTCTAATGTTTTTGTTAATAATAAACCAATACATAGATCGGGAGATCCGATTAGTTGTGGAGATGTCGCATTTAACGGTTCTCCGAATGTTTTTATAAATTAATCATATAAATAAAAAAGTATGAAAGAAATTATTTACAAAGATTTAGATTTAAATTTTGATATAAACCCCCTTACTGGTGATATTGGTAAGAAGAAAGGGGTAGAGGCTATCAAAGACTCTTTGAAAAATATTTTGCTTTACAATATTTTTGAAAAACCATACTCCACGCAATTCGATATAGGTGTTCGTAATTTACTTTTTGAAAATAAAGGTAAAGCATTTGAAACCTTTCTTCGTTCTAGAATTAATATTTTAATTACAAGTTACGAACCAAGAGTAATATTAAACAATGTTGTAGTTAAAACTGGAAAAAACGAAAACGATGTAACCGTTTCTATTTACTATACAGCAAAAGAAACACAATCAAAAGACACATTAGAACTCTTTTTAGGTAAGTACAATGGCTGATTCTAAAAACTTTTTAAATAACACTGGACTGAGTTTTTTTGATATTAAATATAATTTTATTAATTTCTTAAAAAATCAATCCGAATTCAGCGATTATAACCTTGAAGGTTCTAATTTAACTGTCTTATTGGATATCCTTGCATACAATACCTCACAGCAAGGTTTCTATAACACTATGGTTGCAAATGAAATGTTTATTGATCGTGCAACCAAAAGATCATCTGTTGTATCTTTGGCAAAATTAGTGGGATACACGCCAAGCACTAAAAAAGCAGCAAAAGCAAAAGTGTTAATTACAGTAAGTGCGGCAAATGTACCAGATTCAAGAGTATTGACAAGAGGTTCGGTATTTACTGGAGTATCGGACAACAATCAATATTCATTTACCAATACTGAATCTTACGCATTTTATCCATATACTTTCGAAACTACAACAGATCCAGATGCAAGCGAAAATGGAGAGGTATTAACATACGCTTGCGGACCAGTAGAACTAAAACAAGGTGTTTTAAATACAAAAAGTTTCAATGTTTCTTCTTCGGAAGATCTATTTTTAATAGATGACAAAAATGCGGACAAGGATTCAATTCGCGTTGTCGTGTTAAACTCTGTTACAGATATAACAGGTATAAACATCCCGTGGTTCGTATCAAATGATTTGACATCAATTGATCAGAATTCAAAAGTATTCTTCATAGAAGAAAATGATGTAGGACAATTAGTATTGCATTTTGGCGATGGAATCTTAGGTAAGAAACTTGAAACTGGAAATGTAGTAATAATTGAATACTTATCCACTTCGGGGGAAGAGGCAAATGGTATTGGTATAAACGATACCCAAACAAAAAGATCTTTTGCATACGACGGCGATTCCGCATACACGGTTTTAACTCTAGAATCGTCCAATAGTGGAAGAGAAAGAGAATCTTCATCTTCAATTAGAAAGAATGCAACTTTAAATTTCACTGCAAGAGAAAGAGCAGTTACGGTAAAGGATTACGAAGGTATGATCCTATCTGCATTTAATAATAATGCAGCAGTAAGATGTTGGGGTGGAGAAGAAAACGATCCACCATATTATGGTAAGGTATTTGCATCAGTTAGACCATTGGGTACGACAATAGTATCACCAGAAGAAAAAGAAAATTTAATAAAAAATATTCTTAAAGAAAAAAATATAGTAGGTATTGATGTTGCTGTTGTAGATCCAGAAGTTTTATACATTTTATTAAATGCAGATGTGTATTATGAAAAAGAATTGACAAATGATAGTGAATCTTCTTTAAAGAAAAATATAAGAAACTCTCTAATACTTTATTTTAGAAATAATTTAGTTGAATTTGGAGATTCTATCTTTGCACAAGATATCGAAACCCAAATTAAGAATACAAGTGCAAGTATAAAAGCAGCAGATGCTAAAATTACTCTAAAGAGAAAAGTGACACCAACTTTAAATGTTTCGGAAAAAACAACAATTAATTTTCAAAATAAACTATATCACCCATACGATGGGTATCAAAATATAGTTACCACCAACATGTTTTATATTTCCGCAAACTCTGGAAGTCATTTCATCGAAGATGATGGATTTGGTAAATTAGTATTAAAGAAAAAAATAAATGGTGTTGTTAGTACTGTAAATTCTTCTTATGGAACAATAGATTACACAACAGGTAAGTTAACAATTCCATTGTTCAAAGTCTATTCCTTCATGCAAGGAAAAAGTAGTGTAGATTTTAAAGTAATTCCCAACAACAGTAACATTTTTACTACCAAAAATTCTATTCTAGAATTCGATTCGTTGGATAATGAAGCATTGACCATAAACACCAACGAAGTAAAGACTCAAAGAGTTTCTGGTGGATCTGGATCGGTAGTTAGCAACATATGAATACTAAAGTAAACATTAAATATCCAATAGAAGGTACTGTATTATTTTCAGATACCTTAACTATACATTATAATTTAACTAATAAAACAGATCCAAATGTATTTGGTATTCGTTTTATTGTAAATAATGGGAATGAATACACCGATACCAATCTAGATGGAACATACACCATCACTGGTTTTACTGAAAATAAACAAGTATTAACTGGTTATTTAATAAACAAAAATTTTAAAAAGATAGCAAACACGGATTTTGATATTCGTTTTGAAACATTTGATTCTAAGTTAGACATAGAAAATAAATTATCATATGTTTTAAAATCTACAATACCAGATTTTGTTAAGGAAGATTATCCAAACTTTATTATGTTCTTGAAAGCATATTATGAGTGGTTGTACTCTTCAAATAACCCATTTTATGCTCCTTTGATTTCTGAAAATTTTAAAGATATAGACAAAACACCAGAGTTTTTTGTTAAACATTTTAGAAAACAATATTTAAGTGATTTTCCAGAAAGTTTGACCAAAGATAAAGAATCTGGAAATGATATCAACATAAAAACTTTATTAAAAAATATTGTTGATTTTTATTCCGCAAAGGGAACAGAAAAATCTATTAAGTTTTTGTTGAAGATTTTATATGATACTTACTCTGAAGTTTATTATCCAAAACGAGATATATTCAAAGCATCCCAAAGTAAATGGAATCAAAATAATTCTATTAAATTTATATTCTCATCTGATAGGGTACATGAAATTAAATCAAAAAGAATGTATCAGGAGTCAGGAGAAACCGTTTTTTCTATTGCAACAATAAATGAAATTCAAGTATATAGAACTTTGGACAATAAACAAATTGTTGAAGTATTTTATACTAATGTCGAAGGTGAATTTAATTTCAGTAAAGAGTTTAAAGTAGACTTACTTGATGAAATAATTTCTCTAACACCTGTAGTTGTTGTTAATGATATAATTATAGAAGATGGTGGATTGAATTATAAAGTAAATGATAAACTAGTGGTGAAAAGATTAACAGTTACTGCTGGTTTAGTTGAAGAAATTGCAATAGCAAAAGTAACAGAAGTCGATAAGTATGGAACCATTACTAAAACAGAATTTGTTAATTTTGGTATAAGTTACATACCAAAACAATTAGACTCAAACGGAAACATAATAGAACCTAATATTTTTCTTTATTATGTAACCCCCGAGTCCGAATTGGGTACTGACGCTGTATTTACTGTAGGTACTGGTTTTATTTCAAATTACAGTGGATACTGGACTAATAAAAATTCACATCCAGATAGCATAAAACGAATAGCAGATAATAAAAGATTTCAAGAGTTTTCATATGTTGTGAGAACAGATAGATCGTTGGATAAGTATGCTGAAGTTCTCAAGAAATTAGCACACCCAGCTGGTATAGAATTACTCGGAGATGTGTTAATTCAGAAAACAATAGTAGAACCAGCAATTATTAATGATGCATTTATAGAAATATACACACCACTGATTGGTAATTATCTTGCATATCGCTTAGATACAAATTTAAATATACGAGAAACTACAGCACCAGTGGTCGAAATTCAAAATGAACAAATAAATAATATTATTAATATTAGTGGTGGTTTTTACGGTCAATCTTCTGGTCCAAATTTAAGTAATCCATTAACACATGGTATTGTAGATACTTCCAATCCTAATTTTGTCAAACTCTCAACTAGAGCAAATTATAGATTTTCAAGAGCAAGATTAATTACTATTGATCAACCATATGGTGCAACAACTCCAACATATGATATAAGCACTAGATATAGATCTGATTTTATTGCAAAAGTTCAAGTAACGCAATATGATTCAAATACATCACAACAAAATGTATGTAATGTTGGTTTTTTTGCATCTCATAATGGTCAAGACTGTTTAACTGATATTAGAAATGAAAGTTTTATTGGTTTCCGTCCTTCACCAAATGGTAAATGGGCAATTTCTTTATATACTAATTCTGAGAATACACCAATACCAACTAATGTTACTCCTCTGTGTTTACCATATTATGAATATTTTAATTATGAAACAGAATATTCAATTTATGGATTAAACA